GGTGTCAGCAGTCCTACCAAATTTGATGTAAATGTTGGAGTATCAACTGTTCCTACATTCTACAAATCTGGTGGTAAAGTTCAAGGAGTAATTATAGCACCTAGAGATAATAATAATTCTGCAAGTGGAACAGATCCTGCTGCAGGTGGAACTAACGTATTAGGAATCATTGATAATCATACATTTACTATTAATAGTGGAATATCTACTACACCACACTTCTATGCTAGAGGTGGAACAGTAGAGAAACCATTAGATGTGATATTTGATGAACCTCTCTCATATACAAATATTCCTCTTTCTTATAGTTCTGATTCTGTAAGTGGAGTTGGTTCAGGTGCATCTGTTGATGTTGTAGTTGGACAAGGTTCAAGTATAGTTGACTTTACTATATCAAATACTGGATATGGTTTTGGTATAGGTGAAATTTTGACACTTCCTATAGGTGGAACGACTGGAATACCTACAACTTCATCTTATAAGGAATTCCAATTAACCATAGATGAGATATTCACTGATGAATTTACAGGATGGTCTTTAGGAACTTTACAACCATTAGATACACCACAAGATGAATTTGATTCTGATACAAGAACTTTCCAATTAAAATTAAATAATAATATTGTTTCTATTAGAGCTGCTAAAGGATCCAAGATTAACGTCCAAGATGTTATTTTAGTATTTGTAAATGATATTCTTCAAGTTCCTGGTAAAGGATATATTTTTGAAGGTGGAAGTCTTTTAACATTTACAGAACCTCCAAAGGCAGGAGATACTTGTAAGATTATCTTCTATAAGGGAAGTGGTGGTATTGATGTTAAGTCAAGAGATATTCTTGAAACAGTTAAGATTGGTGATGATTTACAAATAAATTATGATTCTGCTAAAGGACAAGAATCATGGTTACAAGAAGATGAGAGATCTGTATTAAGAGTAGATTCAACTGATATTGTTACTACCAACCCATATTTCGGACCAGGAAATACTGAAGATGAAACTTTAGAAAGACCTGTTACTTGGTCTAAACAAACTGAAGATAGAATTATTAACGATCTTCAGATTGGTAAGGATAGAGATTTATATGAACCAAGAATATTTCCAGCAGCAAATGTTTTAAAAACTGTAGGAATTGGATCAACGACAATTTATGTTGAAAGTGTTAGACCATTCTTTGATCCTAAAAATGAGAATCCTGATTCAAATGTTCGTGAAACCTTACAGGATAATATTACTTTAGTTGATCAAAATCCTAAAGTTGGTGCAACCGTTTCTGCTTCTATATCAGGAGATTCAGTTTCTTCTATTACAGTATCTAATGGAGGAAAGGGATATACATCTACACCTTCAGTTTCAGTACAAACTCCAGTAGGATTAGGTTCCACTGCTACTGCTACTGCTACGGTATCTAATGGATCTGTAACAGGTGTTACGGTAACATATGGTGGAACAGGATATACAACTGCTCCACAAGTCCTTATTGATCCTCCTTCATTAGTTTCTGAAAGTAATGATGTTCTCTCTTATAATGGAGATTCTGGAACTGTTGTTGGATTTGGAACAACAGTAGTATCAAATATAGATAAATTAATTTTTGATCTTTACATACCACAAGATTCATTCTTAAGAGACGCTGATATTGTGGGTACTGCAACAACCTTAAGTGGTATTAGTATTGGTGATTACTTCGTAATTAATAACTCAAATATTGGATTTGCACAAACTACTATAGTATCAAGAACACTTGATAATAATATAGTTGCAACTGGTAGATCTTTCTTTGATAATGTTTATCAAGTAGAGTCTACATCTGTTGTTAGTGTTGCAAATACTAACATAGGAATATCTACCGTTGGAACTGCATTGACAAATGTTGTTAGAGTTCAAACTAGAATAAGTGGAATATCCACCTTTACTTTTTCATCAAATTCAATATATTTTGATTCTACAAATTATACTTTTGATAATCAAAATTTCGATATTGGAGGTGGTTCTAATTCAGGTGCTGGATATACTGGTGGGTTTATTAATAGACCATTCTTGGGTAACTTTAGTTGGGGTAGAATAGAACTTCAGGGTAGGTCAGAACTTAATGAATATCCTTTCTTTGGTCAGAATGGAGTTCTTGGAATTGGAACGGGTTCTCTTGTTACAAGAACAAACAGTTTGAGATCTAAAAATTATGATATTTGATAATGTTCTAAATATTTCAAACCTAAAGTATCAATAATGGCTAAAGTAGGTATAAACACGGGTTCAGCACCAAATGCGGGGGATGGTAGTAGTCTTTTAGCAGGTGCAAATGCGATAAATTCTAATTTCAATGAAGTTTATAATTTAATTGGTGATGGAACTAATTTGTTGGCAGGAATTGTAACATCAATAGTTGCAGGAAATAATGTAACGGTATCTGGTTCTACTGGTGCAGTCACTATTAACGCTAGTGGTGGAGGTGGTGGTGGAAGTATTGCAGGTATTGACACTACAGGAACATCTGTCTTTAATCAAATAAATGCAAGTGGTGTTACAACTGCAGCGACATTTAGTGGTTCGGGTGCATCATTAACTAATCTTAATGCAAGTAATTTAAGTAGTGGAACACTTCCTGCTAGTAGAATAACTTCACTTAATGCATCTAAACTAACTGGAACTGCAGCAGCAATTAATGGTACAAATATAACAGGAATTGTAACATCAATAGTAGCGGGAACAAATGTAACTGTATCTGGTTCTACTGGTGCAGTCACTATCAATGCTAGTGGTGGTGGATCTGGAATAACAGTTCAAGATGAGGGTTCTGCATTATCAACTTTAGCAACAACACTTAATTTTGTTGGATCTGGAGTTGTGGCAAGTGGAACAGGAGCAACAAAAACAATTACGATTGCTGGTGGTGGTGGATCATTAGCATCTAGAACAACAATTCAAGCAACTACTGCTAGTCTAAATGCTGCTGCTTCTGGAGATTTAACAATAACTGGATATAAAGCATATCATTTACTTAAAATAACAGTTAATCATCCTGCTTGGGTTAGACTTTATGTTGATGCTGCATCTAGAACTTCTGATGCTAGTAGAGCAGAGGGAACAGATCCATTACCAGGTGCAGGTGTAATTGCAGAAGTTTTGACATCTACTGCTGGATCATCTGTATTCTTGATGTCACCTGGCGTTTTTGGTTGGAATGGAAGCGGAACAACCGCTATACTTGCTAAAGTGACCAACAAGGATAGTCAAGCACGGGCTATTCAAGTTACAATGGATGTAATACAAGCGGAGGCATAGATGAAAGAGTATATAGTCACTCTTAATAATTTTAGTGATAAAACAACTTTTTGTAATGAGATGACTGCTTCTAGTGGGAGTGGTTCTATTCCTAATAGAGCATGTACTTGCTCACTTATGAGACCAACCAGTAGGAATAGTCATTTTACTTTAACTGATGAAGAAGCAGCAGAATTGAAAAATGATTCTAGAGTATTAGATTGTGCAGAACCTGTATCTCATACTGCTGAACTATGGGATGCATCACAAACTGGTGATTGGGATAAAACTCCTGATGGTGCTGCTGATAAAAATTGGGGAATTAAAAGATGTATTGATGGACAAGCAACTGCATCTTGGGGTAGTGATGGAACATCGCAACAAACAGGTTCATATAATACAACAAGTTCTGGTAAACATGTAGATGTTATAATAGTTGATCGTCATTTAAATTTTGATCATCCAGAATTTAAAGAAAACCCAGATGGAACAGGAAATAGTAGGGCAGTTCAGTTTAATTGGTTTTCATATAGTTCAGCATTAGGTCACTCTACAAATGCCAATTATTCATATACAGGTGGAACTAGCAGTCATGGAACTCATGTAGCAGGTATAGCAGCAGGAAATACTCAAGGGTGGGCAAGAGATGCTAATATTTACAACATGGCATTTTCAAATGATGCCGAAGGTGGAAATGGAGTTACTAATTGGACTAATATTCTTTTTGAATATGTAAGACATTTTCATAATAATAAAGCAATTAATCCTGCAACTGGTAGAAGAAATCCTACTATTTGTAATAATAGTTGGAGTTCAGTAAACAGTAATGATGTTACTCCATTAGGAAATGTTTCTGCAGTAAAATATAGAGGTTATACAACAAGCATGAGTGGTCAAACTGATGCACAGAAAAAAACAACATTAGAGTCAAAAAGAGTTCCTGTTCCAGTTGCAGGTGAAATTGGAGTATTTGGAATAAGAAGCACTGCATTAGAAGCAGATATTTTAGATTGTATAAATGATGGAGTTATAATGATAGGTTCTGCAGGTAATTCTTATTTTCCTCTTGATACTAGCACTGGTGCTGATTGGGGTAATAGTATTGTTATAGGTGGAACTGGAGTTGAATGCTGTCAAGGTGGTTCTCCTGGTTCTGCTCCCAATGTAATATCTGTAGGGGCAATAGCAGCAACAGTTTCGGAAACTAAAACAGATTTTAGTTGTTTTGAAGAAAGAGTTGATGTTTATGCACCTGGTCGTAATATCATGTCATCTGTAAGAAATAGTTCTTCTGGATATAGTAATCAACAACCAGATCCAAGAGATTCTAATTTTTATAATGCATCTGCTAGTGGAACTAGTATGTCTGGACCTCAAGTTGCTGGACTTTTAGCATGTGCTGCTGAACAATTTCCTAATATGAAACCTGCTGATGCACTTCAATATCTAAAGGAAGGTGCTAAAGCACAAATAGCATCTACTGGTGAAAATCCACCAACACAAAGTCCTTATAAAAGTTTTGGTGACGGTAATAATCGATATGTGTCTTATGTTTATAAAAGACCACAAAGTGGAACTATGTTCCCACATGATAATCATGGAAATAGAGATCTATGGCCTAATGGTGTAAAATACCCAAGGGTAAATAGTGTTGTGACTAAACCTTCATAAAACCTTTAATAAATAAATAAAAAGTTCTAAAAATGGCTGCAATCATAACTGATAAGATTAGGATATTAAATGCAAAGAATTTTATTGCTGGTGTAAATTCTACTAGCAATTCATATTATTCTTTTATTGGATTACCTAACCCTACAGAACTACAATCTGATTGGGATACTTCTCCCCCTGCTCCCAAAGACAGTTTTAATGAAGAAAATAGTTATTGGGATAGCATGATTGCTCTGAAGAAAATTACTACTTCAGATGTAAGACAGGTAGTTCAAAAAAGATTATGGTCTTCAGGAACAACATATGATATGTATCGTGGAGATTATACAAGGTCAAATACTGCGAAAGTTTCAGGTGCTACAAATTTATATTCTGCAAGTTATTATGTATTGAATAGTGATTATAGAGTTTATGAGTGTTTGCAAAACGGAACTGATCCTGAAAATCCTAATGGTAGACCATCACTTGATGAACCTACATTTACTGATTTAGAACCAAAGGTTGCAGGAAGTAGTGGTGATGGTTATGTATGGAAGTATCTTTATACTATTAAACCTAGTGATATTGTAAAATTTGAGTCAACTGATTTTATTCCAGTTCCTCCAGATTGGGAAACTTCTGCTGATGATGCAGCAGTAAGAGATAATGCAGTAGATGGATCTATTAAGATAGTTACTATTACTAATAGGGGAGTTGGTTTAGGAACTGCTGGTGCTGTTTATACAAGAGTTCCGATTAAAGGTGATGGAACTGGTGCTGAATGCACTATTATCATGTCTAATGACCAAACAGTTGATTCTGTAACTGTTTCAAGTCAAGGTAACGGTTATTCTTATGGTAATGTAGATTTAGTTGCTGGTGGAGTTCCTACAGGAACAACAGTTCCAACATTTGATGTTATTATTCCACCTCAAGGTGGACATGGTTCGGATATATATGATGAATT